CAGCTCCTGCTCGGGCGAAATGTTACTTCTAATCCATTCCATTTTTCATCATGCACTGGGTCGAGGAAGATGCTGGCAAGACACAGCATGGAGAAGGGATCAGCAGAGCGCCAGCAGGTGCCAAAACGAAATTGTTCAATTTAATCGTAAAGCAACCGGGCTCAAGGCCGATGAAATTCAGCATTCCCGCAGAATCGGCTGCAAAGGCGAAACAATATGCTGCTGCGCGTTGGCCGATGGCTGAGGTGGAGGTGGTGAAATGAGCCGCGTGACTCTGGTGCATTGCACGCCGGATGCGGAGAAGCTGATCGTGCGGATGGCGCGCGTATCCAATCCAGCGAATCAGGATAATGACGAGACCGCGCCTCGATTGCTGCGTTATTTGATTAAGCACAGCCACTGGAGCCCCTTTCAAATGGCGACCATGTGCGTGCAGATTGACACTGAACGCGATATTGCAGCGCAAATTCTGAGGCATTCTTCGTTTGCGTTTCAAGAGTTCAGCACCCGCTACGCCAAAACTGACATCGCGGACGCACCGCACCAGCGACTGCAAGACCACAAGAATCGGCAAAACAGCATCGATGAGCTTGAGCCTCAGATGCAGGAGTACTGGGCAGAGCGCACCAGCGATGTAATTGCGCGTTCATTCACCCTGTACGAGCAAATGCTTAAGGAAGGTATCGCCAAGGAAACAGCACGCCGGATTTTGCCGCTTTGTACCCCGACGACGCTGTACATGCATTCCACATTGAGATCGTGGATTCATTACATACAGCTCCGCAGCTCGAATGGCACCCAACTCGAGCACCAAGAGATCGCCATCGCCTGCCGCGACATCTTCACCGAACAGTTTCCAATTATCGCGGAGGCAGCTTTCGGTGAGATGCCCTAGCTGCGATCACTATGAAATGCGTGTAACGCATACCGCTAGAGATACTGCAGAATCTATTGCAAGGCACCGCAAATGCTCTAACTGCGGCTATAAAACATTTACCGTAGAAATTGAATTGCCACGCGGTGCTGCACAGCATAAGCGAGGCGAACCCAAAATTATGCGTTTACCCTCTTATCGTCGCGTCACCTTCCCCGATGGCAGTCTCTAAGAATGCGCGACCCTGCATAAGCTGCGGTCGCATGACCACCAGTCTTCTCCAGTGCCCGGCTTGTTACAAGCAGACCGATGCGGGCAAAGCCGAACGGACTCTTAAGTCTCGGTTACAGAAATATAAGCCTGCGCACAATGGCGGTCCATGTGCGTCATGCTTGCACTGGATCGGTCGCTGTGGTCTCGGCCTGCCTGAGGGTGGGTCAGAATATGCCCGTGACTGCTCCGTACTGTTACTTCAAAACGAATTATGCGAGGCCACCCCTTCCTAAATCCCATCGAGGCGGCCATTATCCGTTGGATTGTCCGTTCGCCTCGGATTGGTGCAATCATCGTCAAGCAACACGGCTCGCCTGTTACTTGGACGATTTCCGATCCCTCTGATTCTTGGGCGGTCGAGGTGGAAGATGAAGACTTCCCCGAGCCTGCGTCGATGCAGCTTGAGCGCCTTTACCATGCACCTGACGCCCAACGATAGGTGTACCTGCCGAGTGCAGGCGTGGGCTCTTTTGGTGTCCACGCCGTGACCTGGGGTGTCGACACGTATTTCAAACCTTGGTTTTTCGATGGAAGAATCGTTCATTGGGGCGAGCCGTCCCCTGACCGCCGAGATGCTTTGCGACGAGCTGAAGCCATGGCAAATCGAGAACGGCAAAACTAATTTCATGGATTATCTGTACGACTTGTACGATCGCGACAACGAAGAGCCTGGCCTGCGCGGCACCTACACCGGCCTGTGGGAGCGGTTCAAAAACGATACCGCTGAGATCATGCGCGCCGGCTACATTTCAACCGGTACTCTTTAATGCAAAAAATCATTGGCCTTTACAGCCCGGCACCACAGTCGGGTAAATCAACTGTTGCGCTTGAGCTTGAGCAGCGCGGTTACGTGATCGTGCCGTTTGCCGAGACTCTCAAGCTGATGCTGATTCCCATGCTGGAATCGCTTGGCTACGACAAGCATGGTGCGAATTATCTTGTTCACCAAGCTAAGCAGGTCGTTGTCGGTGATGCTGGCGTCAGCGTGCGGCACATGCTGCAAACGCTCGGCACAGAGTGGGGCCGGCAGTGCATCCATCCCGAAATCTGGGTGCGTTGCTGGAAGGGTCGCGCTCAACGCTATGACGCGGTGGTTGCTGATGATGTGCGCTTCCCCAACGAAGCTGCAATGATCAAGCTGCTTGGCGGTGAAATGTGGCACATCAAACGCCTTGGCGTAGAGCGCGAACATGGCCACGCAAGCGAGGGCAGTCTTGATGATTACGACGGCTTTGATCGCTTTATCACAAATGATGGGACAATTGATGACTTGATCTCTAAACTCCGGGAAATTCCCGTGTAGAAATGGCAAGTCTGCGTTACCACGCTGGTCGGATGGTGCTTTATGAGTCACCACCCGGCTGGCGGGTGCGCATCAAGACCAAGAAAGGCAAGCTTGATCTGCCGCTCGAATCGACTGCTCTCGACGACGCCGTACCAGAAGCAGAACAGCTTTACGCTGATGCTCGCGCGATCGACAACAGCCACCCATATTGCCAGCAATGCATCCACTGGAAGGCGGTTGCGGCAAAATGTGATTTGGGATTTCCAGAAGGGAGAGCATCCGGTGGCCGATTCGCACGAGACTGCAGTGCCTACAGGGGCAATTGATTGCGGCGAAGGCTTTTACATTGAGATTGGCGAAGAGCCTATCGGTGAAGTGCGCTATGCGGCTTGCATGCCAGGTGGTGCTATCTGTCGCTATTCCAATGATTTATGGCAGGCGCAAATTTATATTGAACAGATGCGATGCCAGTGATCCATTCGTAGACCTGCTGCGCTCGATGCCAATCCCAGTGATGCTGCATTGTCCACCACGTCCACAGTGACATGTGACCTTTGGAGGCATTGCAAGAAAGACAGGCGGGCACGCAGTTTTCAGGAACCGTGAGCCCGCCTTTTGCTTTTGGTTTGACGTGATCGATCGTGGTGGCATGACGACCGCAATATGCGCAGCAATCATGCCAAGCGTCGAATATAGAAGCGCGAAATCGCTGTTTTGTAACCTTTTTGCTAACCAGTTCGACGCCATCGATCTGGTGCATCATGGGGGCGAGTCCGGGCTCACCTATACGGTAGCTAGCCCTTGCTCGCCATCACGCATTTGTCATTGTTGTACCGACCAGTGACTGCGTAAGAACGTTCAGGGCTATCAGACATCAATGAAAAAACAATTTGTCCAATTTTCATTCCCGGATACAGAGGAAGCGAGTGATGGCGTCGGAGTGAGTGCAGTTCAAGAGTGAGTTTGCTGCCATGCCAACCTGGATCGCAATAGCCGCACAACGCGTGAGAATAGCCTTCGCGGCCGCGACTGCTTTTCAAAATAAACTGTGCGGCAACATCTTCGGGCAGACTGAAGGTCTCTTGAGTTTCGGCAAGGACGAATTCACCCGGCGCCAACAGGTATGGATCTGCTTCGGTGTGATGGCTGATATCCAGAGGCTGCAGCGCAAAGCTGTGCTCAACCTCAACGAGCAGCAGTCGGCCAAGGGTCACGTCAAGAGACGCTGGGTTGAGCAGCGCTTCGTTGAAAGGCGCAACCATGCCTTCGCCCTGGCAAAGCTCGCGGATCTGATGGTCGGCAAGAATCACGAAATGAAATCAATAATCCCATCTCACTCTAGGACGCCCTGAACGAATCCCCAGATGGCAGAACCCCTTTGGCGCCCCATACCCAAGACTGAAATCCCAATGCTTATCGCACCAGTCTTGAACCTTGTAGATATCGACCCCCTCAACGTAAAAATCAACAGCCCCTTCACCTTTCTTGAACAAGTGTTCGCTGCTGCTTGCGCCGCCGACCATACTGTTGATGCGAGCGTTGCGGTAGCCGCTGGTGATGATGACCGGCTTGTTGCCGAATGCAACACGTACTCGCTCTAGAAAAGCGGCTAGTTCAGCGGCAATATCGATCTGATACTGATAGTCGAAACGCCGTTCTTCGCGGCCTAGAGCAAATTCGCCCAGTGTGACGTGCGGCGTCAACCGAGCATTGAACGGCGATTTCGGTGTCAGCTTGGCCGGATCCTGTTGAATCTCGGGCTGCTTCGGCAGACTTTCACGCCAAAGCGATCCTTCCGCACGGCGCCGACGCAATAAGCCCGCCTCAACGTTGGTGCCTGGATTTCGATAAAGCTCAAATGCAGCTGGCACCGCATTCCAATCGCGTTCGCGCAGGCGTTTGCTGATGGTTTCGAAGCCGGAAGAGCCATAGAAGCCGCTGCCAAGGTTGTACGCGAAATCGATCAAGGCAGACTGCTGTCCATCCGCCATCTCCGACCAAAACGGCACTGCCTTGCCAACTTTTTCTGCAATTTGATCGACTTCGGTTCGCATGAACATATCGGCCTCAATCACGGTGATCTTGTCGCCGCGACTGACGCGCCGGCCACCGGGATAGCGCGTAGTGCCATAACCGATCGTGTACGGCTCTGCGCCGGACAAAGGATCAGGATATGCAGTGAGATGACAGCCCTCGAACTCCTTGATCAACTTGAATGCAGGAGCGTAATCGCCTTGCTTGCCACCTTGGCTCCAGGTCTTAAACCAATTCTGATCGCGACCAAGAATATGAGGATTGGCCTTGTTAATGGCCTCTTCAAGCTCGGTCAGCGCTGCAAGCTGATGCGGTAATGCTTTGTAATACTTAAAAAGATCAAGCAGGCGGATTTTGTTTTGCGTCATCAGTCCAAGGGGCGTGAATACTCATTGCGCCACCAAGGAGGCGGCTGTCACCGGTCTGTCGCTCGTCGTCGATCTCGTGATACACGATGACGGGCTCTGGTTCGGGGGGTTGGGCTGCGTGCCACTCGCGCTCAGCATCGTCCAACCTGCCGGGGAGCACGGTTTCAAACCACCACTCCCGTGCGGCTTGTTCCCAGGTTTTACCTAGAGCTTTTTTCCCTTGATAGCGCGGAGGGCGTGAAAGACCAGCTGGATGATGCTGTTGTCTTTGAGTGGCGACAGGGCGATCAGCTCAGATGCTGCAGCCACGACAATCCAGAACGCTGGATGCTGAATGAAGTCCATGGGTCAGAGGGATGGCGGACGTACTTCCAGCTTAGAGACCCTTTGCTCAACGGTATTAAGGCGAGAGAAAAACTCCTTCCTATCTTCCTTAATATCTGTATGCAATACGTCTAATTGTGTTGCAATATGCTCAACCGCGCTCGTAAGGCGAATAACCGCATCACGAGCTTCGTCTGATTTGCGACTGAACCCCATCGCACCCATTGCGGCGACGGAAATGGAAGCGCCGGCCACTGCGGCTATGACTTCAATCATGACAGCATTGGCTACGTGTATAGCTTAGCGGCCCTGCCCCTTGCGAAGCTTTCGAGTGCCACGCGGCTTACTGCGTTTTCGGTTACCCTGCCGCGTCAGCTTGGGTTTGCCCGGTTGATGGTCTAGGCGCGCAGTGCCGGTCTTGCTACGGGTGGCCATTGCTTTCTCTTAATTCCTGCTGCAGGTGCTGATGTTGTATTTGCCGAGTGAGATCGCCATGGCTCTAGGTTAGCGTGCCACT